GCAGCGGCCCCCGCAACGCCCTCAGAAAACTAGCAAGCCAATTCACCGGCGCTGTGGCGCTGCAATCTCTTGCGCTTTCCTGTGGCGTTTAAGCTTTATAGAATATCAGAATAGAATTGCTTAGATTTATTCCTTAGTTTCCAAGGGCTTTAGGCCCCCTGCCCTCATACTTTGCAGGTATACCGGTGCAATTTAAGCCATAAAAACAAGGGCTTTGGTGCAGAACCGGGCGAAATCAGGCCGGGGCATGCGCCTCCCCCACCCCTACCCGTACCGTATACAATCCCTACCCAATTTCAGGAAAATGGACCTGCAAAGTGCCTCATGTATGGCGCTCCTTTGTTTAGCTCTGTGAGAAATCGCCAACTCCCCTACACTAAAGTTTGCAAAGTTAGCATAGTTCTTGCAAAGTTTTGCAAACTCTTGTTGACTTTGTTGTGCCACTTAGTTAGGTTATGAGTTACAGGCGTACTCGTATGTCTGACGTTTTACATAAGGCTTACGTTATGGCCGATTTTGAAGATAAGCTTGTTAGTGCAGAACTAACTGTCCCCATCCAGATTACGAATGAGTTTGATGTAGACCGTAATGGTAATAGCTACATTGTGACTGTGATTTATACGGCAGATGAAGATGATCCTGTAGAGGTTCGTGTGTCATTGGATGATGTGGTTAATACCATGGCTGATGAGTATTCTGATCCAGAGGGCTATCAGCATATGTACATGGTAGCGCATGAGCTATCACGGTGTTCTGAGGAGCTTCGTGAGAAGGCTTCATATGTGGAGGACAGCGCCAATGCTGTAGGTAGATTATTTGATCTAGACTGATGCGGTGCTGCATACGATGCGACACTGAGTTGCTGGCTGGAGAGAACTGGCTCCTTAGTGCTAAAAAAGCAAACTATTACATCTGCATTAGCTGTAAAAGGTCTAGAGAGAATAAGATTAGCTCTAACTACAACCCTAAAAGGATGTACGTTAACGGTAAGTATATCGCTAAGTCTCATCCTCTTTATAAGCCGGGTAGGTATAAGAGCTTTAACGATGCTGCGTTTTCTGGATTACAGAACTACAATAGCACTAAGTCTGGTTATGTTTATGTGATTACGAATGCTGCTTGGCCTGAATGGGTTAAAGTGGGAATGGCTATAGATGCGGATGATAGACTTAATGGCTATCAAACCTCTAGCCCGTTTAGGGACTATGAGCTTCAGTATTCTGTTTATTGTAAGGATCGTAGGAAGCTTGAGCGTAAGGCTCATAAGGCTGTAGGTTCTATTTCTTCTGATCGTAATAATGAATGGTTTAAGGCATCTGTTGAGGATGCTGTTGACTGCATAACGGGTATAATTAAATAGCAAAACTCCCCTTAGCTAAATGGTGGTATACTTGCGGGTATAGCCAATTAACTAAGAGGAGCTTATTGTTATGGGTATTATTAAGAAGATTCTAAAGACACTGCAGGAATCACAACAGCGTAGGGCCGATTACTGGATCTTACAGAACTTGAGTGATGCAGAATTACGGGACATAGGTATTACTAGGTCAGAGATTGCGCACACAGTGTACTGTAAATAGTGTACCTACTTATACCTGTACCGCCTGCAGCGAGCTTGTAAAGTATAACAACATCTGACGATATGTAAACCCCCTAATTAAGCCATTTGTTAATTAACTTATGGTAAATAGTTAGGGGGTTGACTTAATGCATTCTGCAATGGTACAATAGAAGGTATAGAGTGTTTGATAAACCTCATTTATATTCGTGCTGCAATCCGTGAAAAAACTGGTCAGGTTCTAAAACTTGAAGAGGTACGAGATCTTCTGTTGGAGGAAGGTCTTATCACTAAGAAACAGGCTGCAGACGGTAACCTTATCTTTCGTGGATATGATGATTTCTTTGAAACAGACGTAGCTGATAAGACAGTTGAGCCTGTTGATTATTTAATTGATGTGGAACCTTCCTATGAGAATGACGAAGACTAAAGACTGTGGTGCAGATGTAGCACCTTCCCGTAAGCCCAAGATGGCTATGGGCGGTTATATGAAGATTAATAAGAAGAAGCCTATGGGTGCGTCCAAGGGCGGCTACGTTAAGAAGAATAAGTAATGACTGCGTGGGTTGCGGTTATACTGGTATGTAGCAGTACTGAAATTAGTCAGTGCAATATATCAGTTTACCCAACCTCTTTTTATCAGCTTACTGATTGCCGTAGTAAGGTAGCTACGGCTTACCGGATGTCTAAGGGTACTGGACTATTTGTTTCTGGTTCCTGCAATCAGGTTAAGATTAAGGGTACTGATACATAGTACCTGCCTACACTATTTTATAAATTTATTTGGTTAAAGCATACTTTCTGGGGGAGCCATGCTTGCAGAAATTGCGATGGCTAACGCAGCCTTCGGGGTAATTAAATCCGCCGTACAGAATGGTCGTGAATTAGCGCAGTGCGGGAAGTCCATAAGTGATTTCCTGTCTGCAGAAGATAAAATTAAAGACAAAGCCGAAGGCGATAAGAAGTCTATCTTTAATAAGGTTCTGGGTAAGGACACTGACGATTTTGAGAGCTTCTTAGCCCTCGACAAGATTAAAGAGCAACGCCGCCAGCTTGAGAGCCATATGCGGCTCTACGGAAGACCGGGATTATACGACTCTTGGGTAGAATATCAGGCCCAAGCTCGTAAGGCTCGTAAAGAGGCAGAGAGACAGCGCCTGAAGGATAGAGAAGATCTTATCGAAGGCCTAACCATCTTTGGTGGTGTGGTTGTCCTAATTGGTTCTGCTATCGGCGCTGCCTACCTTTTTTACGTTTATAAGATGTGAGGCCACATGGCAGGTAAAACTAAAGCAGAGAAGATTGCAGCCGCTAAGAAGCGTCATGGCTTTACTTCTGTAAACAAGCCCCGCCGTGGTGGACCTAAGAAGTTTGAGGTTCTGGCGGTAGAGGGTGACAGCGTTAAGTACATTACCTTCGGAGATCCGAATATGGAGATCCGCAAGGATAATCCTGCAGCCCGTAAATCATTCCGTGCAAGGCACAAGTGCGACACGGCTACTAGCAAATTAACGGCCAGATATTGGTCCTGTAAAAAATGGTGATCTAATGTCTCTGCTAAAAAACATGAATGCTCGTAAGAAGGCTGGCACATCCCGGTCTAAAGGTAAAAGCACAATCAGCGATAAGACCTACAAGGATCTTAAAGCCGGTAAGATGAACAAAGGCGGTATGGCTACTAAGAAGGCCAAACGAAAATGAGCGAAGATCGCCTCACAAGAATTGAGGATAAATTGGACGCACTATCTAACGCAGTTATCACCCTCGCCCGTATGGAAGAGCGTATGATTACTGTGTTTAAGCGTATGGATAATATTGACGATCAACAGAAAGCCCTCTGGGATCGCATTGTTAAGCTAGACCAGATTACTACCTCAAGAGGCCACAAGCTTCAGTTCTTTGAACGAATTTGGTGGATCGTATTCACAGCGTCTATAGGTGCTGGATTTATTTACATGAGGACGATGGGATGACCGATGCCCCTAAAAAATATACTGAAAAACAGTCTGCATTTCTTGAAGCCCTTATGGGAGAGTGCCGTGGTAATGTTCGTAAAGCTATGGATGTTGCAGGTTACTCCAAGGGTACGGGTGTTTCTGAAGTCACTGGACCGCTTAAAGAAGAGATTATTGAACAGGCATCTATGATGCTTGCTATGAACGCCCCTAAAGCTGCCCACGGGTTGCTAGGTGTTCTGGATGACCCCTACGGCGCTGGGCGCACGAAACGCTATCAACGCTGCCCGTGAGGTATTGGATCGTACAGGTCTAGTTAAACGAGAGAAGGTAGAGGTCACCAACAATGGTGGTGGCATGTTTATTCTACCGCCAAAAGCCGACGATGTGGATAAACAAAACTAGAAAGAACCCTACGCAGCGTCTGCCTTATGCATACAAGCCTGTAGAAGAGGGTTCTTTACAACTAATACCAGATCCAGATGTCGTACCTCTTGTAGAACAGGCTATGGATCACTTGGACGAAGGCTACAGCACCCGCAAGGTTGCAGAATGGCTTTCTAACAAAGTAGGTCGCAGTATTTCTGGTCAGGGTATCAGTAATATCTGGAAGCTACACCGGCCCAAGAGTAAGCGGGTTAAAGAGCTTAAAAAGGCCCAGCGCAAGAAGCCAAAGCCTAATACTGCCTCTGAAAAAGAAGAGGCCCGTCTGAAGCGTAAGATTTCAGATAGCAAGCGTATCAAGACTATGATGGAGAACCGTCTAGCTGATAAGTTTGGGGCCACCGAGGAAGCAGAAGAAGAATACCAAAGCATTTCTGAGACTTTGGACTTCGGTGTTATCACGCAGGAAACCCAAGAGCGTGAGGTTGTATTCCAGCCCAACCCCGGCCCACAGACGGACTTCCTAGCGGCCTCTGAGCGTGAAGTACTATATGGCGGGAGCGCCGGTGGAGGGAAATCCTACGGCCTACTTGCAGACCCTATGCGGTACTTCCACAACAAGAATTTCAATGGGATAATCCTGCGCCGTACTAACGATGAATTGCGGGAATTGATCTGGAAGTCACAAGAGATGTACCCGAAGATTTATCCGGGCGCTAAGTGGCAAGAGAAGAAGTCTCAGTGGGTATTCCCTAGTGGTGCGAAACTGTGGATGACCTACCTAGAGCGGGATGAAGATGTTCTGCGGTATCAGGGTCTAGCGTTTAGCTACATAGCCTTTGACGAGCTTACACAGTACGCCACACCGTTTGCATGGAACTACATGCGCTCACGGCTTCGTACTACCGATCCAGAGTTACCTCTGTTCCAAAGAGCCACAACTAACCCCGGCGGCAGAGGACATGGTTGGGTTAAGAAAATGTTCATTGACCCTGCACCTTCCAATAAACGGTTTGTTGCAACTGATATAGACAGCGGAGAGCCAATGGTTTTCCCTACAGGCCACGACAAAGAGGGTGAACCTCTTTTCTACCGCCGGTTTATACCAGCATCCCTGAGAGATAATCCTTATCTGATGCGAGATGGTCAGTATGAGGCTAACCTTTTGGCTCTGCCTGAGATGCAACGCCGCCAACTATTGGACGGTGATTGGGCTGTAGCAGATGGTGCAGCCTTCCCAGAGTTTAAGCAGTCCACGCATGTGTGTGAACCCTTCGATATACCGGATGATTGGCGCAGGTTTAGGTCATGTGACTACGGGTATAGTTCTTACTCTGCGGTACACTGGTTTGCCATCGACCCTAGTTACGAGACTTTGTACGTTTACCGGGAGTTGTATGTGTCCAAGCATACCGGCAAAGACCTTGGCCGTGCAGTTATGGAAGCAGAGCGTGGCGAAAGCATCCACTACGGTGTTCTGGATAGCTCATGCTGGCATAACCGGGGGCAGATTGGCCCAAGCATAGCAGAAGAAATGATCTCAATGGGCTGCAGATGGCGTCCTAGTGATCGTTCCGCAGGTGCAAGGGTTGCTGGTAAGAACAGGTTCCACGAAGTTCTCAAGTTTAATGAAGAAACAGAGACTGCAGGCATCGTATTCTTTAACACCTGCCGCCAGATTATCGCAGATCTACCTGTAATACCCTTCTGACCCCAAAGGTTCCGACGATATAGACCCACGGTATGCCACCGATCACGCATACGACAGCGTCCGTTACGGGATTATGAGCCGCCCAAAGGCCTTCTCACCATTCGATATGGGGCGAGGCGTCCCAATTCAACGCTACACCCCCTCAGATTCAAGATTTGGATACTAAAGCATGGCATTAATGGATAAACCTAACGGTTCTACACCCGAAGATCAGACTGAAGCGGAACAAGTTATTGCTTTGGAAGAGGACGGGGACGTAGAACAAGAGAATTTAGACTATTCTGGCGTTGCTTCGTTCATTGAAGGCCAGTTTCGTAAGTCAAAAGACCACCGCTTGTCCGATGAAGAGCGTTGGTTGATGTCATACCGCAACTACCGTGGACTTTATGGCCCCGAAGTGCAGTTTACTGAGACAGAAAAGTCCCAAGCCTTTGTTAAGATCACTAAAACTAAGGTTTTGGCTGCATATGCGCAAGTTGTAGACGTATTATTCGCCGGTTCTAAGTTTCCGGTGGGTATTGAGAGCCGTAAGTACCCCTCTAATGTTGCTGGTGCGGTAAATTACGACCCAAATGCCATTACTTCTGAAAAAGTAGAGGAAATGGCCGGTGTACAGTACACACCCAAGCGTCCTATTGCCCGTCCCGACATTGAGAAGGATTTGGGGCCATATAAGGACAAATTAGAGCCTATTGCCGATGAATTAGAGATGGGTACAGGGGATTCACCTTCTGCTATCTACTTTGAGCCTGCAAAACTTGCCGCCCAGAGCATGGAACGCAAAATGCACGATCAGTTGGATGAAACCAACGCCTCTAAGCATCTGCGGTCTGTAGCCTTTGAGACCTGCCTGTTTGGTACAGGTATCTTGAAGGGTCCATTTGCATTCGACAAAGAATATCCACGCTGGGATGATGAGGGTAATTATGATCCTTTGTTTGAAACTATTCCCAAAGTGGAGTATGTGTCTATCTGGGATCTATATCCCGATCCAGACGCCCGAAACATGGCTGAAGCTGAGTTTACTATACAGCGTCACCGTCTGAACCGTACCCAACTTCGTAGCCTTAAACGCCGCCCACACTTCCGTGATGAGAGCATCGAACTGGCTATTGAGTACTGGCCCACAGTACCAGCGTGAGTATTGGGAAGATGCGCTTGATGAAAGCAATAACTCTGAAAGCCCAGACCGCTACGAGGTTCTTGAGTATTGGGGTGTGCTGGACACTGAGCTTGCTGAACAGGCTGACATAGAATTACCTGATGAGGTAGAAGATCGTGACGAAGTACAGGTCAACGTATGGATTTGTAATGGTCAGATCCTGCGTCTGGTAATCAACCCCTTCACACCTACACGCATCCCATACTCTGCAGTGCCTTATGAGCTAAACCCCTACGGGTTCTTCGGCATTGGCGTAGCAGAGAATATGGAAGACACACAGCTTCTGATGAACGGCTTCATGCGGATGGCTGTAGATAACGGTGCGTTGTCTGGTAACCTACTTATTGAGATTGATGAGACCAACCTAGTACCGGGTCAGGATCTTTCTGTGTACCCCGGCAAAGGTGTTTCGGAGACAGGCTGGCGCACCCGGACAGGCCATCTTTCGGCACCAAGTTCCCTAACGTCAGCCAAGAACTTCTGATGATGTTTGATAAGGCACGGCAGCTATCTGATGAGGCTACTGGTATCCCGTCCTACAGCCACGGTGCTGGCGGTGTGATGGGGGTTGGTCGTACAGCCTCTGGTATGTCCATGTTGATGGGTGCAGCCGCACAGAACATTAAAGCGGTTGTGCGCAATCTAGATGACTACCTTCCTGTCACCTCTGGGTAAGGCACTCTTCGCTTTCAACATGCAATTCAATTTCGATCAGCAATACACCAAAGGTGATCTTACGGTTAAAGCCCGTGGCACAGAAAGCTTGATGCGCAATGAGATCCGCAGTCAGCGTCTGCTACAGTTTATGCAGATGACCGCCAATCAACAGATGGCACCGTTTGTTAAGTATGACTTCATCTTGCGTGAGCTTGCAGCGTCTATGGACCTAGATGAAGACAAGATTATGAACGATCCACGGGAAGCGATGATCCAAGCCAAGATGATGGCTGAGATCCAAGCAATGATGCCCCAGCCTGATCCAGCACAAGCTGCACCGGCACCGGGTGGCGCACCTTCCCCACAAGACCCTACAGGCAACGGCAACGGTAATATTGCACCGGGTGGCGCACCAGAACCGGGCGCTCCCGGCTTCACAGGCGCAGGTGGTGGGGACAACGGCGGGAACGTACCGCAGCCGCCACAAGGACAGCCTCAGTAATGTGGGTACTTCTGTTCTTTCAGATACTGAACAACAACGTAACGCATTACCAGCTAGGTCAGTATCCTAGCGAGAAAATCTGCATGGAGGAAATGACTAAGGCGAGTGTTCTAGTCACTACCAACAACATTGCGTTGTACTGTTTCAGGGTAAATAATGGATAAGAATTTATATCGCCTGTTGCTTCCTTTGGTAAATAACAAAGAGCAAATGGATCTACTGCACGATTACGTTGCAGCTAGAATTGAAGGTCTTCGTGACCTTCTAGAAAAACAAAAAGACCCACAACGGATTTTAGAAATTCAAGGGGCAATCACAGAGCTTCGTAGATTCAAAACACTTCGTGATGAAGTGATTAAGGGTGCAGACTAATG